TGGTTAATGAAGCAGTAAATGTTTTTGGATCGTCCAGAAAATTATTTGACAGTGATACAAAGTCAAAAAGTGTTGTAGAAAAACTTCTGAGCACTCATCTAAACACAGATAAAAAGGTGTTTTCGGAAGACTCTCAGAATGATCATCAGTTTATTGCTTGTAACTGGAGAGTATTTGACACAATCTATTGGATAGCACAAAGATCGGTGCGTCCATCTACAAGTGGGACAAAATCTCAGAATGGATATATCTTCTGGGAAAATAGAATGGGATATCACTTCAAGTCTATTGACAAAATTATTGAAGATGTGAATGCTCAGGATTATGAAACCGAATCAGATGCTGGATCGGGAAAGGCACGATTATATCGATATAGTTACGATCAAAAGAAGGCAGGTGATGAAGACTCGGATAATTTCAAAATCAACTCTATTGTTTTCCCTGAAGATAGAAACTATTTGTTAGCACTCAGGAATGGATCTTGGTCTGGTTATAGTGTGTCTCTAGATCCTAGTATTATTACTAACTCCAAACTTTCCAATGAAGCACCAACAGCATATTCACCACACAAATACAACATTAGAGAATACTGGGATGATATGGATCATGTGAAGTGTAACACTTCTGATGGCACAAGAAATCCCGTAGAAGATTTTACAGATAATGTAAAGGAACTTATTGACAGACCTAAGAGAATTAGGTATAGTTGGTTGCCAAACAGAATCTTTGACCAAAAAGGTGCTGAGGATCAAGATGGTGGCACTCCTGATAAAAAGTTATATGACGAGTTGCCATATTTGCAAGCATATCAACACCTGAGGATTAAGAGTTTCAAAAATGTAAAACTAATTGTCAGTATTCCTGGTAACGTAGATTTGTATTCTGGATATGGTCTTGATGTTTACATTCCCAAGACAAAATCAAATGATGACAAGATTGATCCAGATCAAAAATACAGTGGACTTTATGTCATTGGTGGACTAAGACATAAGTTTAGTGGCACTGATCAGACACTGAATACTGAAGTTTTACTCTACAGAGATTCTGTCCCTGCTAACCCCGCATAAATATTATTGTATTAGGAGGTACTATGGAAAGTATCGAAAAACATATCGAGAAGGATAAAGAGATCCTTCAAGATCCAACCGTCTCTCCGCAGATGCGTCGTCACATCGAAGGCGAGTTGCACGATTTAGAAGAGTATGTAGAGCACCACAAGGCAGAAATTGAAGCAGGTGATCATCACGATCCATCATATCTTGAATTATTCTGTGACCAAAATCCCAGTGAGCCCGAATGTTTAGTTTATGACGACTAATTTTGAATCATACCTTTTAGGTTTATATAATAATCGAAGTCAAGCACAATCCCACCCAACAGAATTCCCTCAGGTGTTTATCCTTTGGGAAAAAGTTGATGGTGGGTATCATTCAAAGCAATGGTATAAGCGAGATGGTCCTGATAAACCATATCGGGAGAAGTATCACAAACTAGTAGAAGTTTCAGAAACAGAAGTAATCATGGAGAATTACTATCTGGACTGGACAAGACATGAAGATTGTGATATGATATTCACATTCAAAGATAATCAATGGCACGGCAAACTGCTAGGCGATCAGTGTATTGTCCGAGGCACAAAAGTCGTTGCTGAGATTCATCTTACGGGTCCTGGTCTTGAAAGTCGAGACAAAGGATTTAACCCTGAAGGAAAACTTGTATGGGGCAGTTTAGGTCTATATAAGTTTGTCAGGGGCGAATAACTCAGCGGTAGAGTTCCTCGTTTACACCGAGGCAGTCGGGGGTTCGAATCCCTCTTCGCCCATTTAGTATAATTCATTATGGAATTTCCAATATTTCAAGTAAGTCTAAAGCACTACTCTATTCGTAACTGGGAAGAAAAAAAGAAACCGTTATTAGATAAAATTCCAACGGGAGAATATACTGACTTTATGTCATACCAAAGAGATCAGGCAGTGCCGCCATATCTCGATGAGTTGAGTGATTGTGTTAAAGAAGAAGTAGCAGATTTTCAACAATCGTATCCCTGTCCAGTTGTGATTACAAACGCTTGGACAGAAACTGCTAAGCAATATGATTATCATCCTGTGCATCAACACGGTGCTACAGGATTCTCTGCTGTTTTATATTTAAAGTTTGATCCTAGATGTCACGAAGCAACTAAATTTTATTCTCCATTCAATGATCCTGCAACAGGAGATCTGTTAGAATATCAACCTTTTGTAAAAGAGGGAGATCTAGTTATTTTCCCATCATATCTTCTGCATGAAGGTCCCATGAATAAAAGTGTAAAGGAAAGAACTATTGTATCTTTCAATATTATGGGTGAAGATGCTTTCAACGCATATAATGCAGGTATTCAAAGGTAATAAATAAATTTACCCAAGAATTTCAATGAATAATGAATGTTGACGGTATCGTTAATGAGCAGAATACAAACTTCGTAGGGAAGGATGGATTCTACTGGTGGATTGGTGAGGTAGAAGATCATGAAGATCCACTAAACTTAGGTAGGGTAAGATGTAGAGTATTAAACTACTACACTAACCCCGAGTTTGGTAGTCCAGATGCCCTACCGACAGAAGAATTGCCTTGGGCAACAGTGCTTCAAGGCACCGCTCAAGCTGGTAACGATGGGCAGGGTGACAGTTCTGGTCAGTTACAACCTGGCGCTATTGTCATGGGATTCTTTATGGATGGCGAAAGTGCTCAGATGCCTGTCGTCATGGGTGTGTTGCGTGTAAACAAAGGTGAAAACAGCACAGATAAGAGATTTCTTTTCACTGGCAAGGATCTTCCTCAAGGTCTTGGTGTAAACGCATCAACACTACCATCAGGTGAAAGTAATACTTCCAACCAAAAGCACGCAGAGACAACACAAAATAATTCAGTTGCTATTCCAAACAATGCCAAACCTCCTGGCACTGGTAGTGGATCTCCATCAAATGTTGGTAACGCACAGGGGATTAGTGGATCTGCGGGCAATAGTCAAAAACCAACAACACCATCTCAACCCATTCCAACAGCAAATGGTGTTGGTGGTCCATGGAAGATGTTGGAATATAAACTACAATATCTTGTAGAAGATATTGCTGGCACTGCAGGCAATCTTGTTAAGTCGGACAGCGGAGAATTTATCGACGTTGTTGAAAATAAACTCGTAACGTTAGACAAATTAACAGCAAAAATTAAAAACTTTTTGAGTGCTGTATTTGCACAGGTTGTTTCTGCGATTAGACAGCAGTTGGATCAACTTGTCCAACAGATTGAAGCAAGTTCCTTTATTACATCATTCCTCGGGATTCCTGGCACAACTTTTGCTATTATTCAATCTGCAATCTCTGCTATTCTAAGTGCAATTTGTGGTATTGACCAACAGATTATTAGTTTCATTAATGATCCTATGTCGGTTATCACTTCTCTTATTGAGGGTGTGATTGAAGGTCTTATCTCTAAAGCAGAGATGGCACTACAAGGTGCTCAGCAAGTGATCGACGCTATTGTTTGTAATGTCCAAAACATTATCGGTCAAATCAGTCAGGTCGTCCAACTTGTTAAGGGCATCGTTGATGGTGTTGGTGACATTCAAGATATTATTGAAACTTGGGAGCAGGGATCTAAGATCTTTACTGAAGGATATGATCTAGTCGAGAATGGTATTCAAGATCTAACTTCAATTCTTCTACTATTTCTCAACTTGTTTGGTTTTGGTTGTGACAGAGAAGCAAATGGTGGTAAGGATGATGTAGGTTGGTATCCATTCTTTGGCACAACTTCCTGTAATCCAACAGCACTTGCTGCAATTCCTATGGGAAGTGCTTACGGATCGTGTGGCGATTCTGGTGGTGGTGGCGGATTCTTAGATTCATTCTTTGCTGAGGCAGATCCATATTTAACAACTGCTAAAAACTTTGTCAATGGTGCATATTCAATGCAAATTGGCACCCCTGGCAGACAGGCAACTATTGTTAAAGATGCATCTGGTAAAACTACCACATCCATCAAACAAAATAACGCGGCATTAGCAGACCACAAAGCAAAGAAAGAGATTAGAAAGACTAATCCTAATCTCAGTGAAGATGAAGTAAATAAGCAATTATCAAGTTACAAGGAAAAGCAGTCTGGATCTTCTACTGACCAAGGAAGTATGGTTGCAGACCACACATCCTATCCTGGTAATCATACACAGGAAGTGCATGGTGATGATTGTAAAACTATTGATGGAGATTACTGCCGCACGATTGATGGCGATTATCGTTTGAAGATTACTGGAGATTGCCATCTTGAAGTTGGTGGAGGTTTCTTCCTTAATGCATCTGGTGGTCCAAAACAGGTAGACAACAAAGGAGAAGAAAAAGACGATAAGGATAAGATTCAAAAACATGTTATGTCATTTGGATCTGACCTTGACATCAATGTTAACGGTGCAGGTATTAAAACTAACTGTATCAACATGGAAGTTGGTACTAGAGATCTTAAGATCAGTGGATCTAGTTATGAGAATACCTGTAAAACTGCAACGTATTCTCCTGGTGAAATGGTAATTAACGCTGGTAATGCGATTACCATGAATACAACTACTTTAACACAAAACGTCAATTTCTTACCACCAAAACCTGGACTTGGTGGATATTATTGTAACGTCGGTGGTCCTGTTAATTTCCTACAGATTATCGGAGGTGCTAGTGCTATCCCACCATTCAGTGTAACCACCCCTGGTCCCTTCCTGGTGCAGTGTGCCGCTGGTGGAGCGTCCTTTACGGTCGGTGCAGGTGCTTTCAACGTCAAGGTTGCTGCTGGTGCTATCTCGATGTCTGCGAGTGCTGCAGCGACGATGGAAGCGGGTGCAGCGATGACTCTGACTGCTGGTGCAATTATGAAACTGACTGCAACCAGCATCTTCCTCAACTGACCCCCTTGACAGGGACCTCTGACCCTGGTAGAATTAACACTGTCAGGGTTAGAAACCAATGTCTGAAGACTATCTAGAACACGTCACGATCAACTTTTCTAAAAGAAGTGTCACTGTATTTTCTAGTGATGGTGATAAAAAAACCGTTACTTGGAAATGGGATCGTGAAGGATCTGAAGGATTTGCAGAAACAGTTTCAGTGATCGAAGAGATTACTGATCCCCAAATTCGTACTTATCAATTTGCTGAGCAATGACACCACTAAATATCACCGAGCAAGAATTTTCCGATCACATGGAATTTTGCATTGACATGTGTGAGAGAAATCGTGTAGTATGGCGCATTGAGCGTGAAGATGGCAAAGCAGTAATGTGTGTGCCAGTGGTCCAAGAAGTTGCTATTGATCCAGAAGTGCAACAGCAACTGCAAGAATTTCAAAAACAATTCATGGAGGAAAATGCGTCCTGAAACTCGCAAGTCAATGGAAATGCTGTTTACTGCTAAATGGAACTTGCCAAAAGCAGCAAAACATGCTAACCTTACTAACAAGGAAATGAAAATCACATTCAATGAGTATTGTGCTTTTCATCCCCCTACCTATGACGGGGTGTAGCGCAGTTTGGTAGCGCATCTGCTTTGGGAGCAGAGGGTCGCAGGTTCGAATCCTGT